TTTTATGTATTTTACCACTAATTTTATATATTTTTTAAAGTCTCGTTCTTCATAAACTACAAGTTCTCCATTTTCACAAGCCATTATGATGACGAGTTTTTTTACTTGTATTCCTGTCATTTCATAAAGAGCCATAGCATAAAACATAGCTTGAACAAAATAGTTCTCAATCCACTCACGGGGCTTTGGTTTTTCAGAAGTCTTATAGTCAATAATAGCAAGTTCACCTTCATACTCTGCAATAGTATCACAGGTTCCTGCAATTCCCAAATACTCGCTATACATAGCAATTTCATTTCCATAAATTTTTCCAAATTTATGTAATGCTGGCTTTAATATTTCAAATAACTTATGAGATAGTTCTTGAACTTCTGGAAGAGGTTGATTTGAAATATAATGCTCCACTAACGTGTGAGTATCTGTTCCTCTACTAGTTGCCCTATTAGTTTTCTCATCTGCTGCTTTATTGCCAACTCTACGTCTCCAATTTATAAATATGTGTCGGTTAAAAAAACTAGTTACCGATGTAATGGAAACAAATTTTTTAGGTTCTTCTGTTAAAGTTGGAATAAAATAATAACGTATTCCATCAATTGTAGTTCTGTCAATTGGTGAAAGTTTCAAATCAACGTGTTCAAAAATCATAGCATAGATAACCCAAGCTCTCTCTTTGCCAGTATATACTCACGCACCAATCCACTACGGACAATATCTTCAACACCAAACTCAATAATTTCAAAAGAATCCATCAATTGTAAAATTCTCATAAAATCGTGAATGCCAGTTCTTTCATTTTTACGAACTAAATCAGTTTGTTCTGCATCTCCTGCAAACATAATTTTACAATTTTCACCAACTCTAGTGATTAAACTATCCAGTTCGTGTGCATTCATATTGGAAAATTCATCAACAATCAAGATGCTATTATCAAAAGTTGTTCCTCTAAGAAATGAAGTGCTCCAGAAACTAATTGTTTCTTGAGATTTGAGATTACCATAAAGCATCTCAAAGTCAGCTTCAGAAGGAAGTTGGAACATATACTTTACCATATTTTTATATGGGATTTCAAATAGTTCTGCCTTGTCTTCGTGGGAACCGGGGAGGAAGCCAATCTCTCTTGTTTGAACAAGGGACCTAATAATATAAATCTTTTCATATGGTGAGATTTCATCCAATACTTCCTTCAGTGCTTTATAAAGAAGAACAAAAGTCTTCCCACTTCCCGGAACTCCGTGAGCAACAATATGTTTCCCTTCATCATAAAACCCAAAAAGTTTTTTTTGATTTTCAGTTAATGGTTCAATATTGAGAAGTAAATCTGAGTTTATTGGCTTTTTTCTTCTCATTTGCTTAGCAGTAAGTCCTGCCCCAATTACAGTGTGTTCCGTGGTCTTTTTTCTTCTAGTCATTTATATGTTTGGTTTAGATTTTTTTTACTTTTGAGCCAGGAGTACGAGAAACTTTATCTAATACTTCGTTCCATCCAGGACGTTTGGAAACAAGTTTATCTTTCCATTCCCCCACTTCACAATTATTTGGTGCAGTTGATGGGTCTGACCAATCACGAATCCAATCTAAATTGTCCTTTGTCCATTGATCCCAATCGTGAATACTCATATTCACTTCTTTTTGTTCCCCAGTTTTTTTGTTAATAATTGGGTATGTTGGCATTTTTTCCTCTCAAAATTATTATGTAAAAAATTATTTATTGGTGTTTCCAATAAAGGTTCTACCTCTGCGCCATCCTTCAGGTATTTTAGATGTCTTGAATACATACTTACTTTCTATATCATCAGTAATCCACATCATCAAACTTTGTCCACTATGCCAAGATTTTTTACCATACCTATGATTTTTTTCTCCGGTTCTACCCTCACTTAATTTTCTTTTTGTTTCTTCATTTCTTTTTGACCCATAAGAAGGATGTTCTTCACCAAATTTACCGTACATATGGTTCTTTTCACCAATTTGTCCTTCACTTATTTTTCTTTTAGTTTTTTCGGTATGTTTATATCCATAAGAAGGATGTTCATCGCCAAATTTACCATACATAGGGTTATTCTCACCATCCAAACAACAATAAAATCTTTTAGAAGTTTGTTTTGCTTTATTGACAAAATGAGGATTTTTATCTACTTCATAAAAATTATGAAGAGTACATTCTGCCGCAAGTGCTTCTTCTGCAGTATTAAAAGTTTCTAAATAATTTTTTGAGTTGGTTTAAAAGTTTTATCTTTAAAACTTCCAAAATAATTTACATCTTCTTCTGGAAGATATTTACATTCTCTTTTTCCAATATAACCTCTCCCATATTCCTCATAGGAATAATACACATAAAAGTGTTTCATACTACTCTTAACTTGGTGACAATGATATTTATAAAAGAAAGGGACATTTCTGCCCCTATCCTACCTGAAATGTGTCACCAAGTCAAGGCATAAGTATTTATTCTAAAGTAATGCTACTAGCGTCATCACATTCCACACAATCAATGCATTCATCAATATCTGGATTTTCTTTTAGAAATTTTTGAAATGCATCTTCTGTAAAAAGAACTTTATATATGTGACCAGTTAACTGGTCTTTTACACACCAAGTTTTCATAATATTTCAAGGAGAAAGTCTTGCTTTATGTAGTCTCTTTTCCTCATAATAACTGAAAATTTCAGGAACCCATTCTTTAATTACTGGGACCATACCTTCACAGAGTGCCTGAATTTCTACCTGTGCATCCAGTTTTGCTCTCAAATCCAGGAAGTGCAGTGCTGCTCTCAGTGAGAATGAAACTACAAAGTTCTGACGGATGTTCTGCGGGAGATAATCACGAAGATGCTCTTCTGCCATACCCCGCTTCTCAAATGCCTCTGCATAACGCTCAGATGCCGCTATACAAAACTTCAACTGCCTTTCGTAATCTTCCTGCGTCCATTCATATTTGTGCCCTTTGCGGTCAAGATAGAGACCTTCTGGACGCACATAATAAACATCTTCGGGTGTTAAATCTCCCTTGGCAACTTTCAGCACACGGCGTCCAGTATAACGTTGCGATTGAACATCGAATGAGTTATGTACTACAATACCATTAGCAATAAAATTATGATGGGGTCCCTTTACTTCCAGGTCATAAGTCATCTCAACACCAACACATTTTATTTCAGTAATAACTCCAGCAAATCCTTGTTTTTTATATGTCACTTTATGCGCAATTCTATCTTTTGCATTTTCATCTTGAGATCCCCAAGATAAATTATCAATATTGTTATTATAAGAATTGCCATCCAAATGTCTAGCAACGGATTTGTTATCTTTTTCTTCGTTAAATGTTTCTAATACTAAAGTATGAACATTTACCCTATCACTAATCCCAACTTCTTTGATTGGATTTTTTAAAGAAACATAGAGATAATTAGTTTTTCCATTTCCGCACAAAGTTTTTTGTGTTGGGGATTTTTTTACAACTAATTTTCCCCTATGCTTTCTAGGTGCCCAAGACCGAACATTTCCAAGATTGGAAACTTCATAATCGGGATATTTTTTAATACACTTCCATACTTCAGTTTTGATTTCTTCTTCGGCAAATGATGGGATATTTCTCTTAATAGAGTTTGATTTTTGAGAAACTACATATACCTCATCATTTGTAGACAGTTCTTTTAATTGTTTCCATCCATTTGGAGTAAAAAACTTATGATCCATTGTGGTCTTAATATTCCGGGTATGACTACCATCCCGAATAGTAACTTCCCATACTTCCTTTTCCCCATTTTCATAGATGTTAGTAATGTTTGTAGGGAGTACTTGCAATGTATCTTCATTTAGATGCATTAGATGCCTACTAATAATTTGAGATTTCATATAATCTGCATCTGCTTGCGTCCTTTGATGAGACCTACCATTAAACCACAAATCAGCAAGTTCTTTAATTGTTTTACTATAGTATATTTCACCATCACTTAAGGAGGGGTGTGTGAAATAAACTTCAGTATCTCCAGATAAACAACACCCAACCCGATGAGTTCTTGCCTGAACGATTACATTATGAACAAATCCAACACAGTCCAAAGCAATCGCAGGATGTTCCAAAGGACCCCAGTGCCCACGCTCATTTGCAAGTAGTTGCTCAACAACCCATTTTCCACATTCAGTTTCATTCGGTGGAAATATTGTATGAATGGGTTCTTCAGAATAATCATTCTTTCCTGCCTGCCAGACCAGAGTTTGTGGAAGTTGAGATTGCCTAAGCATCACAACTTTCATTTTGTCATCTAGCTCTAGAAGGTCATTTGCTCTAATAGGTCTCATACTATTTTCCAAATCCTTTTGATGTTAGTTTTTTGAATTCTTTCAAATTGCTTTCAAGAATACGTAATTGTTTTTTCATATAAGATAGTTCTTCATCCGAATACACTTCATTGTGTTCAAGTGCCTTCTTTAAATGCTTAACTAATTTATCTTCTTTAGTTTTCATTCAACCTCTCGTATTCTTTTGATATAATACAGAAAAAAAGAGGGGAAGTCAACCCCTCTTTGCTTTATTTTCTTTTTTTCTTGTCTGTTGTTTTAGGAGTATACCCATAAGAACTGGGATTAACTTTTCCCTCCGTCCATACAATAGCATTTACATTACGATATTCATCGTAATAATAATCAAATACTGCTACAGTACTTCCACCACTAACTATATCATATTTTAACTCATTATCTATTAGATAAGAAACTAAATACGTATCTCGTGGCAGTTCTTTATTTTTTTTAAGCTCTGGCGAACAATCTTTATGAAGAATAACCAACTTTATACCTCATCTCCGTTCCCAGATAATATCTGGGTATGCTTCTGATATAATTTCTCTGGTAATTTTATATTTGTTTGTCAATTTTTTATCTTTTACTAGGCAAAGAATTTCAGCATCTAAAGGATGCAGACCTTCAAGAAGTTGAATGAACATACTTTCTCTTCTTAGTGAAGGAAGACCTGGATTTCCAGGAGTTCCATCTACTGATTTTACAAAATTAATTAGACTTTCATATTCAGTTCTTAGTGAAGTATGGCCAGCTCTAATCTTTTCGGTATAACTGATGGAAGAGTTATCATACGATTCCATTTTTTCTACTTCCTTTCCAATCCTCTCAGACATTGAACCAGACTTTACCAAGTCTTCGCCCGCAGTAGAGTATGGAACTTCGCCCTCAGGAATCATTGAAACAACATTATTATCAAAGTTCCAGATGAAAATTGCTTTCAATGAAGGATGTTCATATTCCTTCAAAACTTTTACTTTTTCAACATCAGTCGTTTGAGTATTCACTAATCCCAAAACTTCAAATACAAAAGGATTATTTGGAAGCTTTGTATTCTCTACTTTTGGTTTAGGAGTAGTAGTTCTTTTTCTTGTAGCAGGTTTTGCGGCAGTTTTTGTAGTAGTAGTAGCTGTCGTAGGTTTTGCAGTAGTCATAATTATTTTCAGTTTAATTAATAGTATCTAGGAGAGTTAATCTTCATCATCTTCATCATCTTCATCGTCAAAATATCCATTTTCGAATCGGACTGCCACAATTTCATCAGGAATAATATTTCCATTATTATCAAACATTTCAGGATGCATAAAAATTCTTTGAGGTTGTGTTTCATAGGAATGCAGTTTTGCCAACCAACCGATAACTCCACCTATACATAAGAATAAAAAACTTAATAGACCAAAAATGGTAAGTTCTGCTGCTAACATTTTATTTCTCCGAAAGTTTAGAGCCGTCCGTTATCGAAAATTCTAACTTGAATTTAAATTCTCTTTGAAAAAAAGAGATAGTTTGTTCAAAGTAAATTTTTTTCTTTATATTCTCTTTAGGTGTATCTTCCCTCTTATAAAGTAATAACTCAACCCCACGATTTCTATCGTGAATCTTCATATTATTTAGATTGTTCATCAAATCATATTATTCTCTTGTAGATATTTAACAGTATCTACGCATCCCCCAAGATGATTAGAGTTATATATTACTTGTGGAAATGTGGAACCTTC